TGAGCTAGTCGTCCTTGGGGGGAACAGAAGTGGCAAGACTGAGTACGCTGCCAAACGGATGGCCCAGGCTTTTGTAGGGACTGACCTTAATGGACAAGCGCCGTCTTGGGTAAAGGAACGCTACAACAAGCGCAACATCCGCATCTGGTGCTTTCACACTAACCACATGACAAGTGTGTCTGCCCAGCAGAACGTCTTCTATAAGTACCTACCGCCTGAGATACGAAATATTAAACGTACTAATCATACGCAGATTAGTTTTAGCCAGAAGAACGGGTTCAGCGACAATACGGCGGTGTACATGGGTAACCAGATCTGGTTCCTTAACTATGCCCAAGACATTAAGGTGGTTGAAGGTGGTGAGGTGGACTACGTCTGGTGCGACGAACTTGTGCCGCAGAACTGGCTCGATACCCTGCGCTACCGTCTGGTGACCCGGTCTGGGAAGCTGATCGTCACCTTTACGCCGGTGCAAGGGTACACCCAGGTTGTGAAGGAGTACATCAACAGTACTAAGGTGACGGCTACCCGCAAATCTCCATTATTACCCAATAACAATGTTCTAACCGTCCCCAAGGGTGAGATGCCCTACATGGCCGAGAACCTCTACGGCCGGCACGCTTGTATTTGGTATCATACGGAACTTAACCCGTACAACAACTGGGAGCGCATGAAGCAGGAGCTTTCGGGGCGCTCCAGCCATGATATTAAGATCCGCGCTTATGGTTGGGCAGATCAAACGGCTGGAAGTGAGTTTCCCATGTTTGGCGACCATAACCTGTGGAAGGGAGACGCTGAGGAGGTTATTCCTGATGGGAGCAACTATATGGCTGTGGACCCGGCTGGGGCGCGGAACTGGTTCATGCTTTGGGGTAGAGTAGATAAGTACGGTATATTATGGATCTACCGTGAGTGGCCTGACCAAAGCTACGGGGAATGGGCGCTGCCTAGTGACAAGGCGGATGGTCGGGCTGGCCCGGCACAGAAGGCTGGAGCAGGAAGGGGTGTGAACGAGTATACTGACTTGATTTGGAGCCTGGAGACGGCTGGAGATAAGCGCGAGATGATTGTGGACCGTTGGATTGACCCAAGGACGGCTGGAACGGAGACGATCACCAAGGACGGCGGTATTACAGTGTTGGACTTACTTTATCAGACTGATAATCCGCTTATGTTTACTCCGGCGGCTGCCATGCCAATTGAGGAGCGTGTGATGATTATCAATGATCTTTTGTCATGGAATGTAGAAAATCCAATGGTAAAAGGTGTAAATCATCCAAAACTAATGGTTCACGAGTCTTGCCAGAACTTAATATACAGCTTAAAGGAATGGACTGGACAAGATGGACAAAAAGGTGCTAGTAAAGATCCAATTGACGCCTTAGGGTATATGGTGGTAATGCAGCCACAATATTTTGGAGGCGAACAATGGGAAAAGCAGATGAAGCAAATGGCTAAATGCGGTTCCTATTAAAAGTTTAATTGTCTATGTATTCAGCTTCTTCAGATCCTTTAGCTATTGCAACAGCCGTCCCTGACGTTGGGGATCTGTTGAGTGAGTACAATCGCGCAATGATTAACTCGACGCAGGGTAACCTGACGACGAAGTTTGATGATGTGCGTTTTGCTCGGTGGGCCGGGCAAAGTGATGACGGGAAAAAGCATAGTAATTTGCGTAACGAAGGTGACCCAGCCTGGCCGTTTGAGGGGGCCAGCGACGTTCGCAATCGTTTGATCGATTCCACCTGTAACGAGCTTTCGTCGCTGTTGGTAACTGCCTTTGAGCGCGCAACCATTCGCACGAGTGGCATCGACATGAACGACATGACGATCAGCGGAATTGCCACGACACTTTTGCACTGGATTCGCGACAGTAAGATGCCGCTTGAGTTGCGCAGGGAGGCCGAGCTTGGGGCGCAGTACGCTTTCCAGTACGGGTGGACAGCTTTTTTTATTGGCTGGAGACAGAACATCAGCAAGCGTGAACAGCCGGTGACGATGAATGAGATTGTTGCTTTGGCGCAGCAGTCACAGAGCCCGACGCTGATGCAGTTGCCGGACTTGATCATGCAACAGTCTGACGAGGCTGCTGCTATTCTTGAAGCTACAGTGCCGGGACTTACGGCCACCGACGCAAAGCGGATGGTTAAAGAGCTGGCTGAAACAGGAGTAACCTCCAGAGATGAAGAGTATGTCAGTAAAAACCTACCTGAGATTATTGCTCTTAAGCCTTGGGATGAAGTTCTTGTTCCGCCTGAGACGGCAGACCTACAACGATCCCGTGTAATCTTCCGCCGGACGTGGATGTCTGAAGTGGAGATTCGCGAGAAGATTACCACAGAAGGCTGGAACAAAGACTGGGTGGAGTTGGCTGTGCAGATGGCCGGTAAGAGCAGCACGATGTACAACACGAACATCCTGCCCAGCACTGAGCTTCTTGTATACAACGGGCTCAACTACCAGAACATGATTGAGGTGGTGTACTGCTACACCAAGAGTTTGGATGGCAAGGCTCCGTGTATTTACTACACGGTTATCTGTCCGCAGGCGGCAGTGGATCATCCTAAAGAACAAATCTCGTATGCTATCCATGAAAGACTCGATTACGCGCACGGAGAGTATCCGTTTGTGGAGTTCCGTCGTGAGTGCATTCGCCGTGCTATTACTGATACTCGCGGTGTCCCTGAGCTTGCTCACACGGATCAGGACGAAATCAAGGCGCAACACGATTCCATCCGGGATCATACTGCCTTCTCGACTCTTCCTCCCATTAAAGTCGTCAAACGGATTGGTGCCATCAATCGAGTTGGGCCGGGAGTGCAGTTACCTGTCGTAAATCCGTCTGATTACACGTTCATGGATCCGCCCGCCCGCGAACCGAGTGTGGCGTTTAACTTGATCCAGCGTGTTGAAGCCAGTCACGCAGCTTACTTTGGCACGGTTAATCCTGGCGTTGATCCACGCAAGACACAGCTTAGTCAGCAGATGCTGGTAAACACTTGGCTGCTTACTTGGCGGACAATCTTCCGGCAGATGTTTAGTCTGTGCTGCCAGTACATGTCACCTGCGGAGATACAGCGTATCACTGGCGGTCAACTGCCGCAAAATTTGTCTGAAATTCACAACGAGTTTGATTTGACGGTCAAATTTGACGTGATGGACCTTGATAAAGAGTACATCGCACAGAAGATTGATTTCCTTACCAAGGTTGCACAACTTGACACTGGCGGAGTCTTAAACAGGAACAAGCTCACCGAAATGATGATTCAGGCGATCGCTCCAGAGGTGGCAAAAGACTTGATCCTCAATCCTCAGGATGCAAGCAGACAGATGTTCAAGGATGTGCAGTCAGACATTGGTATGATGCTGCTCGGCAATGAGGCGCTGTACCAAGAGAACGACCCGGCTGCACAGACCAAGCTGCAATACGCGCAACAGGTCTTGCAAGCTAACCCGAAAGCGCAGGCTGCACTTCAGCAGGACGAGAACTTCCGGGCGCTCTTTGAGAACTATGTTAAGAGCCTTCAGATGTCTGTTATGCAACAGCAAAATGCGCAGATTGGCCGAATTGGTGTAACTCCTGTGGCACAACAGGCCCAACAGTAATATGACGGAAGATCAAAAGAACGCCTTTGGATTTTCAGGGAAAAACCTTGTTTGGTCAGAAATATGTAAGGTTCTTGAACAGCTACAAGAGCAACACTGGATGGTTGCTATAAGTAAAGACTGCAAAGGAGAAGATAGAATACATGCGGCAGGACAGGCTGATGGGATTAATTTAGTTTTGAGCACACTTATTGAATTAAGAAAACAAGCTAGACAATTAAATGGCTTGACTCCTGAAAAAGATTTGGCATAACGCCACTAACGGGCCTTCCAGCGTTACTGGATTGAATTAAAAAGGGCTTGCTACCGATATAGCATGAATAACACAAACACACAGCCTGACGCCGGGAGCCAGGAGGCAGACAGTACACCCGTTGCAAATAACCTCGGAAGGATTGACGAACACAGCCTAGCTGATTTTGTTAAATCCAATTTCCTAAACGAGGAGGAGGCGGCTCCAGCCAAAGAGGAGCAGCAGGCGGAACCTGAGGTCGAGACGGAAGAGACAGCGGAAGCTGAACCTGAAGTCGAAGCTCAAGCGGAAGCCGATCAGTCCACCGATGAAGAAGGTGAGCCTGAAGAGAGTTCTTTGAGCCGAGGCGTACAGAAGCGTATCAACAAGTTAGTTGCTGCGAAGAAGGCCGCTCAGGCGCAACTTGAA